GACCAGCCGCTGGCATCGGGTGCCGACGCGGCGGCGGTGATGGTGTCGCCGAGGCGGTGGCAGGCCTGGGCCAGGTGCTTGGCGATCTCAGCCGGGATGGGCCGGCAATCATCCCAGGCGTTGTCCGCGATGGCATCGGCCTGGACCGTGGCGGCGCCGATCAGGGCCTCCAGCACCGGCAGCATCGGGGCGTTCTTGGCGCTGCAGCCCAGAGCCTGCTGGCCGGCCACCATGGCGCGGGCAACGGCGAGGATCTGCTCAGGGGCGGGGGTGGGGGTGGTGATGGTGGGGGGCATGGATGGGTGAGTAGGTGGGCGGGGTGGGGTGATGGTGACGGGTCAGACCTTGGACCAGTCGATGGTGATGGCAGGGTGGAGTGAGCCGGTGATGATCAGTTCTGCGATGGCTGCCTTGTGCTGAGAGTTGATCAGCGCCTTCAGCTCGCCGCGGAACACCTCCAGCCGCTGGGCGCGGGCTTCTTCGGCCTGCTGCTGGCGGAGGGCCTCGGCGGCTTGGCGGTCGGCTTCGGCTTGGCGGGCAGCCTCGGCAGCGGCCAGGGCATCGCGTTCGCGTTGCTCGGCGCGCTCCTGGGCCTGGCGGGCGGCTTCGGCGGCGGCGATGGCCTCTTGCTGGCGGCGGGCGGCTTCGGCGGCCTCGCGGGCACGGCGCTCTGCCTCGGCGGCCTCGCGGGCCTGCCGCTCAGCTTCCGCACGCTGGGCGGCCTCGGCGGCCTGCCGGCACTCTGCCTCGACGGCCTCCTGCCGGATCCGCTCATCGCGCTCGGCAGCTTCGCGGGCGGCCTTCTCAGCGCGGAGGGCCTCCAGTTCGGCGCGCTCGGCTTCCTGGCGCTGCAGGTCGTCGCGCAGCTCCTGCAGGCGCTCGGTGGCTTCGGCGTGGCGGTTGACGCCAGCGGTGGAGAACTCCTCCAGCGTGGTCGGGTCGATCCCGGCCAGCTGCTCCAGGCGCTCGGTGGCCTCGGCGCTTGTGGTCGCGCCTTCGGCCAGCGCTGCGATCCGTTCCAGCACGGCCTTGTGGGCATCGATCCGGGCCTGTTCCTCCGCCTCGATCTCGTCGATCGCGGCCTGGTGGGGCTCGATCAGGCCCAGCACGGTGGCCTCCAGCAGCTTCGCGGTCTCATCGACCGCGCGGCCGCGCTCCAGGTGAACCGCCTTGGCGTCCTTCCGGGCCCGCTCGATGCTGCCCTTGATCCGCCGCAGGCTGGCGATCCAGCTGCGAGCTTCCTTGTTGCCGTAGCGGTCGCGGTAGTCGAAGTCCTTGCCCTCGGACTCGTGCTCAGCAGCGGCAATCCGGGCGGCCAGGGCATCCCATCGGCCGAGGGGGGTGGTCTCGGCCTCGACGGTGATGGCGGTGGTGTTCACGGTGTCGGTCATCGGTGGTTGCGCTCGTTGATGGTGAGTGACGGATGGGTGGCCCAGGTTTCCTCGGGCTCGGCGGGCTCTGGTTCCGGCTCCGGCGGGGCCTCGCAGATCGGGAAGGCGTCGTGCGGGGCCCAGTGGGTGTCGTCGGAGTCGGGATCCTCGCCGTAGAACCAGCAGGGGGCGTGCCACTGGCCGTTGCGGGTGAAACCCGGCTGCCCCCACCAGCAACACCCCTCGGCGTCGCGGTGTTCGGGGCCGGGCATCGTGGCATCCGTGATCCGGGTTGGGGTGACTGCCATCTGGTGTGGTGTGGTGGTCGATCAGATCGTAGCGCAACGGTGCCGGTTTCGCACCGTCAGGGGCAGCCACGCGGCAGCCCGGAAAGATTCGTTACAGCCCTCCAGCCCGCGGGACCGCCAGCCGATGACCAGCTCACACAGTGGCGGGTCCATGCCGCAATGGGTCGGGCCGCTGATCCTCACTGTGATCGGCGCAACCGTCGGCTCGGCATCGGGCTGGGCGCTGGGGATGACCAGCAGCGTGGGCTCCAGGCTCGACACCCAGACCGTTCAGCTGGCGACGCTGAAAACCACCATCGACTCGCTGTGCAAGCAGTTGGAGAACCAGCCGGCGATCGACCGGGCCCAGGATGAACGCATCCGTCAGCTGGAGCTGGCGGTGCGCACCCTGGGCCATCGCTGATCAGATCGTGATCAACTGCCCGCCAAAGCCCTCGAATGTCACCTCGCCCCACGGCGCCAGGCCCAGGGCCTCCGCTTCGGCCTTCCGCTGACGCAGCACCCGCACGGCAGCCGCCTGGCCCACCAACAGGCCGGCGGTGACGTCGCTGCGGTAGTGGACGCCGAGGGGGCAGCGGCCGAAGCCCTTGTTCCAGGCATACTTCCTCAGCTCACCGTGGACCGTGAGGTTGCTGGAGCTGGCGGGCACCAGAGACAGGCCGTCCGGGCTGGCCTGGATCGGCGCCAGCGGCCAGGGCCCGTTCCGGTATGCGGCGAGCTTCACCACCGCCTCGGCGCCAGCGGTTGCGGCGTGGCCGCTGACAAAGGCCGTGTGCGGCGGCGCTCCCTCGGCGATCGGCAGCGGCAGCCGGCCGCCCCAGGGCGCCAGCAGCGGGGCCCCGCGCTCGCGCCAGATCGGGTGCAGCACCTCCTGGCGGGCGAGCAGCTGCTCGGGGCGCGGGCGGCGACGCTGCGGGTCGGGGTCGTATTTCAGCTTCCAGCAGTCGCGGAACGCCGCGTCGCTGGCCTCCGCCAGCAGGCACTGGACCGCCGCGGTTCCACCGTAGTCGGTGAACCCGGCTTCGGCCGGCAGGGGCGGAAACAGCGAGCTCCGGGGCACCCGCAGGCCGTCGAGGATCAACTGCGCGTGCAGGCCCATCAGGTACGGCGGGTCCTGGTGCATGGCGCTGGCCAGGGCCCGGGGCGTGTGGATGTAGACCTCCGCCCCGAAGGTCTGACTCTCGATCGGTGCCCCCCGGAGCATCGCGGCCTGGGTCTCGGGGGTCACCCCGTAGGCGCCGGTGCGCAGGCGGTAGAGCTGCTCGGCGGTCATCGCCCCCATCGGGATGGGCAGCAGCAGCAGCTGGGAGACGTAGGGCTCTGGGCCGGACTGATCCTCCGGCCGGAACAACGACGCCGGCCTGGTGGGGCCACCCAGGATCTCGTCGAGGCCCTCCAGTGGGTTGCCGCGGCGCTGGATCGTCTCGCGGATGCTGCGCCAGGGGGTGTTCAGCTCGCGGGCGAGCAGGGCCAACTCCACCAGCTCCGCGGCGGTCTGGGCGCTGTCATTGGCCGGGAAGTCGCCGAAGCCGGTGGGCGGCGGCTGGAGGCCCCAGCGGGGGCTGGCCAGCTTCATCCGGCCGGTGAGCCGGATCGCCCGGAAGGCGGCCTCCCGCTCAGCCGGTGGGGCCAGCAGGGCGCGGGTGAGGTCGTCGGGCTCGTGGCCCTTGGAAAATGGGGTGTTCATGGGTGGAAGTAGATCAGGGCGGCGGCCACCATGGCGGCGGCGATCAGCAGGCCAGGGCGCTCGTAAAGCTCCAGGCGCCACATCTCGAAGTCAGGGGGTCGCATAGGCGGGGTCAAGGGGCGCCGAGGCGCTCAGCCAGGGCCTGCTGGGCGGCGGCCAGCACCTGCTCGGGGGGTTGGGTGGCGTCGAGGCGGGCCCAGCTGGCGTCCAGGGATTGGAGGGCAAAGCCCCCGACCACGCGGGCCAGGAAGTCATCACCGTTGGCCTCGATGCGGTCGACTGGACGGTGACCGCGGCGGCGCAGGGATTCCTCCAGGGGCAGATCAAGCCAGAGGGTGAGGTCGGGCACCAGGCCGCCGGCGGCGATCTGGTCAAGCGCGGCCAGTTGAGACGAATGCCATCTGCGGCCAAATCCCTGGTACGCCACTGTGGACCCACTGAACCGATCCGTCAGCACCCAGTACCCCGCCTCCAGCGCCGGCAGGATCACGGTCTCTACGTGCTGGGCGCGATCGGCGACGTAAAGCAGCAGTTCGGCGCCGTCGCAGGGAGCGGTGCCGCCTGGGGGGTGGAGCAGCAGGTGCCGGATCTCCTGGCCCAGGGGCGTTCCGCCAGGCTCGCGGGTCGTGATCAGCTGGGCGCCGGGGGGCATCAGGCCGCTGGTGGGCAGCCAGTCGGCCAGGGCACGGCACAGGGTGGTCTTACCGCTGCCGTCGATGCCTTCGATGGCGATGAAGCGGCCGGGGGGTGGGGTGAGGGTCATGGTGCTTCGTACTGCTCAAACAGTGACGCGGATTGGCACTCGGCCTGCTCAATGAATCGGGCCGCTTGCTTGGCGTATTCAGGCTTCAGCTCCACACCGAGATACCTTCTGCCCATCTTTACGGCCTGATATCCAGTGCTGCCGATGCCGTTAAAGGGATCAAGAATCAGGTCGCCGGGATTGCTGTAGAGGGTGATGCAACGCTCGATCACATCTAGCTGCAATGGGCAAATGTGTTTTTCATCTTGCTCTCCCCGTGCCTGCCTGCCGTTCAGCACTTTTGTTTGATTGACTTGCATCCATACAGGGCTAGCCAGCTCTTGCCACATACTTACAGGCAAGTCCTCGGGGTCATGCGTGATTGGATCCGGATTTGGCTCGTCCTTGCGAAAGAAAAGCATATAGTCCGGCATGCCTACGCGGCTGCGACTGCTGTCTTTCTTGAGCTGCTTATACAGCAGCCCCAGTGCCTTGGTGCGTTGCATTTCGATTACCGGATCTTTCCAGATGGTGCAGCGGGCGTGGTAAACCCATCCAGCATCCTGGTGAGCACGAATCAAGTCACCGCCGAAATCGTGCAGGCCAATAAATCCGTCTTTGCTTTTGCGAGCCGGGAGGTCTGAGCAATGCACGCATGCAATGCGACCTGGCTTCATGGCTTGATACAAAGCGCGTGCAAAATAACTGTAGTGCTCCATGAATTCTTCGTGACTGCCACAATTCCCCATGTCGCGCTCTGAATCAGAGTAAACAAACAAATCGGAAAACGGAGGAGAGAATACAGCCAGATCAATTACGCCATTGGGTAGGCCGGTCATGATCTCAATGCAGTCGGCCACGTAAACGGCCCATTTGTCGCCTTGGTAGTCGGGTTTCATTGGAGAAATGCAGGAAGAGTGACTTGAGGTGTGCGGGTGTAAGATTTTTTTTCGGCTTGTTGCTGATATCCGTTCATTGCATCCGCCATGGATCGCTTCATCCGAGCATGGTCGGACGCCTTGCGCTGAACGTTATTCCATATACTGGTCTCTGTGTCACTGATGATTACGTGGCAGGTAACTGGATTGGCCTGCCCAAACCGCCACGCGCGCCTTACGGCTTGATAGTGCTGCTCGTAGCTGTGACTGATACTGGCAAAGATGACAGTATTGGCGTGCTGCCAATTCAGGCCCAAACCGGCCAGCTTTGGCTTCGAGACAATCACCCGCCGTTCACCAAACGTAAATGCGTCAAGCGCTGCGACTTTTTCGTCTAGTTGCATAGATCCATGTACCTCAATGGCGCCAGGAATTGACGCGGCTAATGCCGATGATTCGTCATTCGTTTCACACCATACGATCACCGGACCAGTGCTGCTATTGGCTAAATCCGCGGCTCTGGCCACTCGATCTTCCATTGTCAGACGCTTTTCGCGGTGTATTGTGGTAGCGCTGCCATCGGGAATCCTAAATAGCATTCCGTCGGGCACGTCTTGAGTGATATCTGCCGCAATGGTATGTAGTTCGTATTTCAGTGGTGGAAGAATAAATCCATCGTCATTGCCACCTAAATCAGATGGCAGCGTGGCGGCACGCGACCAGCTGCTGACCCATCGCCAAAAGTCAGCCTGTGCATGCCCCTTAAGCCGCCAATCTTGACTGGCGGTGCTGGTATCATTGACGAACCAGCGGCAAAGCATTTCCATGCTGCCTAGGTGTCCAAGGAATTCGGAATGGTTACCTAGCTCCATGTGATCATTTGGAGCAGGCGTAGCCGTCGCGGCGAGCCTGTAGGGGCATTCAGAAAATGCCTCACACAGCATGCGTTTTGTCGGGCCTGTGAAAGATTTCAGGATGCTGCTTTCGTCCAGTACCACGCCTCCAAAGATGGACGGATCAAGCTTTGGCAGTCGTTCGTAGTTGGCGATATTGACGCCAGCTCCAACGTCGGTTGCATCTCTGACGATGCGGGCGTCAACTCCGATGGACGCACATTCCCGAACCATCTGACGAGCAACCGCCAGTGGAGTCAAGATGAGCGACGGCTTGCCGCTCGCGGTCACGAATTCAGCCGCTGCGGCTGCCTCAACCCTGGATTTTCCTAGTCCAGTGTCAAGGAAAGCCGCCGTTCGCCCTTTTTCGCAAGCAAAATCGAGGGCGGCCTGTTGGTGGGCAAAAAGACTCCAGTCGTGATGACGTTGAAATCCTTTTGTCCCCGAAAATTTGCCTTTAGATGCAATGAAATCACGGTAGGCGACAATGCTCATGGCAGAGCACCTCGCCTTGCAGGCTGAGAATGGTCCATTGCTAATGGTGTGGTGGTGGCCAAGGTCATCATACTACGAAATCGGCTGATCGGCCAGCACCTCCCGCCCACGCCGGTGGTCCATGGCATGGAGCTCCCAGGCCTCGGCATAGTCGGAGACCTGTTGAAGCAGCCGAAACGCCTCAGCGCGCTCAGCCTGGGCTTTGTGCCAGGCCTCGGGATCCTGGGGGTAGAAGTCCCGGGCGTTGCAGGTGGCGGCGGCCAGGGCATCGGCGGCAGCGGCAACGGCTTTGCGCACGGCGCGGTACTCGCGCTGCAGGCTGTCGGCCCCGGTGCCGTTGAGGTGGATGGTGGGAAGGGTGGTCATGGTGTGGTGGTGGTCCGTCACAGCTTACGCCAACCGTTGCCGGATGGCCCCTCGGTGTTCGTGGAGCTTCACACCGCAGCCTCCAGAGCATCAATCACGGCCGCCAGGTCGGCATCCGGCGGCAGGGCGCGCAGGGCGGCGGCGAGGCAGGCAGGGGCGGGATCCTCGAAGGGGCCGACGGTCTCGTAGCGCTCGTAGTGGGCTTCGATCATGGCCTCGGCGATTTCGGTGGGGGTCATGGCTGCACCTCCCCCGCGGCAGCCCGCACCGCAGCGATACCAGCGGCGGCGATCTCGGCGGCGCTGCTGTTGCGCCAGAAGGCCGGCACCAGGCCACCGGTGGCGGCCATTTCTTGGCGGAAACGTTCGATGATCTCGTGTTGCGTTGTGGTGTAAGTCATTGGTTCAGGCTTGGATATTGCCGCTTCTCCCATCGCCTTCTCCATTGCAACTTGCGCAATAGAGCAAGCCGCCAGGAATGCAGCGTTGTCGGGGGTGACGTTGTAGACGTACCGGGTCGAACCATCGCCGACGCAATGGGTCAGGCGGAACTCGCCGGCTCGCATGATGTCGCCGTCGTGATACCTCCAGTCGGAGACGTTGCCGTAGGGGATGTAACGGCGGCCCTGCTTGGTGTAGAGGGCGGTGGGTTGGGTGGCTTCAGGCATTGGATGGGGGCTCCTGCTGAGCGGTGGCGGGGAGGGGGAGGGCCCGGTGGGGCAGCCAGTGGGTGAAGCCCGGATCATCCCAGTACCTTCCGGGTATGTAGACCCGCATCCAGTTGCCGCTCAGGCCGAGGCCCCAGCAGAATCCCGTCTCGTCACAATCCTCGGGCCCAGGCAGCCGCTCACTCACCGGCACCGGCTGGATGGCGGGGCGGGCGTAGCGGGCCAGCACGGCGCGGAGGCCGCAGACAGTTGCCGCTCGCTCGGCTCGC